AGTCGTGCCGCGCCAGAACTTAGCGCGCTTATCAGCCGTTTTGCTACTGGCCCTGTCGCAGTTGCGGATGAAGTTGCGGCAGCGGTTCCGAAAACTGCACTCTCCCCTGAGATGGCCGCAGTTGCTACGCCTGTTGCTCCGGCCCCTGTTGTGCCGGAGACGTTGGTAAAGGCGAAGCCTGTTGAGACACCCGCAACTGTACTCACACCCGCTTTCCAGAATGAAATCCCTGCGCCGTTGCCGGAGGTGAACCCGACACGCGCTACGGTTCTTCGCAACGGCGAAAACTATCGGACTAATCTAAAGGATTGGACACCAAAACTATACCGCGAAACTAGCCCAGAAGACCTTGAAGTCTTTCTGCCAACAGGCGGCGTAGATAAAGAACTCAAAGATACCAATTTATTTTTTGCGGATACTCCTGATCTCGCTCTTGGGCAGGGCCAGAACAAGGGTATCTTGATGGAGTTTGATGCTTCGGGGTTAAGTGGCAAATTAAATAAGAGCAAGCCAGCTTGGCGTCTTGGCGTGGAGAACGCCAGCGGTTCTGAATTTATTGCCAACTTAAATCAAACTGGCAAATACCGTCAGAATCTAAGCGCCGTTCGTGTGGCTAAAGACGCAACTTTCGATAAGATGACGCAAGCTAGACTTCCACGTGCGCTTGACAAGCTGGAGCAAAACGGCTGGGTTAAAACTGAGACAGACCAGTACACCCAATATACTAAACCTCAAGCTGCTGCCCTGCCGGAAGCCCCCGTGGCTACAGCAGCAATCCCTGAAGCTGCGGTAGCACCGAAACTTGAAGTACCGCCTGCTCCGAAGATCACGGAAGAGCAAGGCCGTGCTGCGCTTTTCAATCTTGAAAAGAAAGACCTTACTAATCCTACGACGAAGTTGCCTATCAACAAGAAGGTCGCGGACTTTGCGGCGGATTATTTAACGACTGCTAATCTACAATGGGATCGTCAAGTTCCATTCATTGATTTCTTTCGTCAGCATTTCCACGCTAACACCCTACCGCCGGACACGGTGCAGAACCTATACAAGAAATACGACATCATCCAAGAAGAAGACTGGATGGAGATTATGACTGGCGTTCGTCAGACAGTCGGCGATGCAGGTCGTACCCTTGCCTATCTCCGGGGTGCATCAAACAAAATCCCAGAAGGCGCGGCTGATATTGCCCAAAAATTCAATAAAGAAGTCCCCCCACCTTCTCTCTGGGCGCGATCCGGCAACGCCATTCGTGGAACTTTTATTGTGGAAGCGGCGAAAGTTACACGCGATCTATTTTCAAGCGCGATCCAAGTGCCGCTTGATGTGGTGACAAATGTTGCTGACAATGCACTTAATCAAGTTCTTTTGAATCCAGTTCGCTCTGTAGTCGGGCGTCCTACCCGTGACATTAACTACGGGGATGCGTTTGTTTTATTTTCGCAGAACCTAAGCACGGGTCGTCGCGCACAAACACGCGACCTCTTAAACCAACTACAGCGTAACGCACCTCAAGTATCCCGTGACTTTTTAGATACCTATACTTCGGATAATGTACGCCCAGCCTTAACCGATAAGTTTTCTAAAGTTGAGAAAGCCATAGACGCCGCCAATTTTCTTGGTCGGTGGTCGGACGGTATGACTCGCAAGGCTATCTTCCCTGCGTTCTTACGCCGCGCCACTAACCGAGCCGGATTTAATTTTGATGAAATGGTAGCGGCTCAGACGATCCATAAAGTTCCACAAGAAGTTATGGAGAAAGCACTTAACGACACCGCGCAGTACGTCTTCTCGCGTAAAGCAGGTAAAGATGGCCCCATGTTTTTGGGTGAAACTTCTAAGCAAGTTATAGATATTATTACGAATAAAGGCGGTCCTATTGGGGCCGTCACCATAGGCTATCCTGGATTTATCGCGAACGCGTTGAACTTCCAGTACCGCCACGGCCCTGGTATGCTAGGTGCGCTAACAAAAAAAGGCCGAGAGAAAGTTTTAAGTGGCGACACCACCGTTTTGTCAGAAGGCATCATGGGTACGGCGTTGCTATACGCGGCGTATCAATTCCAGAACAGTGAGTACGCCGGTAGTAAGTGGTACATGGCCAAGATGCCAGACGGTACTGAGAAAGATTTACGCCCTATCTTTCCGTCCCCATATTTCCTCTTGCTTGGCGATCTATACAAACGATTGGAAGACAATACGCTGGATGTAGCCTACACTTCGGCTGACATCTTGCAGGGTTTAACCGGCGCGCAGTTCCGTGCGGGCGCGGCCTTGTATGTCGTTGACGAACTCATGCGTGATCTTAGCCGCGCAGGTTCCTTTGGTGACAAAGCAATGGACGCTATCAAGAAAACTCTTGGCAGTGCTATGGGTGGTCTGATCCCTTATGGAAGTACGTTTAAGGATATTATCGCGCAGGCTAATCCTGAAGAAGCTATCCTTCGCGATACATCGGAAGCGCCGTTTCTAGGCCAAGCATTGCGTGAAGTACCTTTCGCGCAGACGCGTTTGCTTAACCTGCCTGAGCAGGAGTACGCATCTATGGCCGGGCCTGCGCAGACGGTGAACCCATTACTTCGTCAGCTTACGGGTCTTGCAACAAGCAAACCTGCTAACATAATCCAAACCGAGATGCGCAGCCTTGGTCTAGACGAACGCGATCTGTACCAAAAGGAAGGCTTCTCCCCGCTCGACCGACGCCAGCGTCAGGTGATGGGTGACTACGCCGAGTACAATGCTCCTGCGTATTTCAACTCGCCGGAATACCGCAACGCGGACAAGTTAACGCAAACCGAAATGTTCCGTGAATTCTACAAGGGTATCCGCAAAGTATCGCGAGAGGCCGTTAAGAACGAGAACGAAAACTTTACCGCATTAATTTGGTTCAACGACCAAAGCCGTGAAGATAAGATTAGACTTGATAACGAGTTTAATAACGCAGTCGGTAAATCATTCCAAGAATACCACAGTCAATTGGTCAAGGCCCCTATACCGGCAAATGAAAAAGCGTTTAAGGCGCTACCTAACGGCGCGCAATACACAGACCCGGGTGACTACCAAGTCTATACGAAAGGCGAGTAATGGCTAAGAAGAGTGGCGTAAAAGATATGTCATGGCGACCACAGCCAAAGTCAAAGCGTCGCCACAAACCCGACGGGCTTCGCCATCGTAAGTCTTTGGGGCCACGCAGTAACTTGCGAACTAGCTTCTAATACTGTACACACCGCCCATGAAGTTCATGGGTATTGATCCAGGCGCGTTCGGCGCTGTCGCTATTCTGGATAAGGATAGCCGAGAACTTGTCGTCATCGACATGCCTACTCTTAAAGTCAAACGTGGACCGCGTGTCGTCAATCAGGTTGACGCGCACATGCTGGCGGATGCCCTGCGACCGCATGTAACCGGCGAAATAAAAGCCCTTATCGAGAAGGTTCACGCCATGCCAGGGCAGGGTGTGTCCTCGATGTTCAGCTTTGGCCGTGCCGCTGGTATCGTCGAAGGTGTCCTTGCTGGCCTGTCTGTACCTTTTGAGTTGATACCGCCTGCGACTTGGATTAAGTCTATGCGCACGTTCGGAGGGAAGGACGGCAGTCGGCAGCGGGCACAAGAATTGTTCCCCGATTACGCTCACCTCTTTGCACGCAAGAAGGACGACGGACGGGCAGAGGCTGCGCTTCTTGCTTGTTACGCGGGAGAGAGAAAAGATGAACCACCTATTCGATTACCAAAAAGTCGGCGCAGACTTTCTTTGTAAGAACCCAGCCGCATTCCTTGCGGATGAGCAGGGCCTTGGCAAAACACTTCAAGTTATAGCAGCGTGTGATACACTCGGCCTGACAAAGATTGTGGTCGTCTGCCCCGCCATTGCCAAGATTAACTGGCGTCGTGAGTTCGACAAGTGGGGTACAGTCGAGCGCGAAGTTAAGGTGTTCAGCTACGATAAGATCACGCAATCGAAGGAGGTTCGCAATGAAATCGCAAAGTTTGAACCAGAAGTCCTCGTCATTGACGAAGCGCATTATCTCAAGAACCGTACTGCTAAGCGCACAAAGTATCTATATGGTCAGTACTGTCGCGGCGATGGGCTTGTTCGTTTCGCTGATCGTGTTTGGCTTCTTAGTGGTACTCCCATTCCTAATAACGTCAGCGATTTCTGGACGCATCTCAAGGCTATATGGAAGTACCCTCTAAACTTCACCGAGTTTACGACCTACTTCTGCAAGACATGGTGTGGCTCATTTGGGCTACAAATTCTTGGCAACAAGACCGAACGCATGGACGAGTTCAAGACCGTGCTGAAGTCAATCATGCTACGCCGCAAGGGCGAGGTGGTGCTGAAAGATTTACCTCCAATATGGTGGCAATCTGCACCAGTTGAGATTGATAACTGGAGCGACAGGAAATACATCGACGATCCACGCCAAGCCGAAGCCGTTGATATGATCCTCGCGCATTCGCTGACAAACCAAGACTTGTCGTCAGAGATAGAGAGCCTTGCCCCTCACATCGCGTCACTGCGCCGCTTAACTGGTACGGCCAAGGCAGCGCCCATCGCCACACAGATAGCTGGCGAGTTGGCTGATGATGCCTACGACAAGATCGTTATCTTCGCCTACCACACTGACGCAATCCAGACGCTGTATGATAAGCTTAAGGACTTCAATCCGGTGGTGGTTGCAGGGGGTATGGCGACAGCCGACCGGCAAGCGGCGATTGATAACTTCCAGACCGACCCGAAGGTGCGGGTATTCATCGGCCAGATCACCGCATGTTCTACGGCGATTACATTGACGGCTGCCAATCAGGTGGCGTTTGTCGAGATGGATTGGGTTCCGGCGGTGAACGCACAGGCGGCTAAGCGTTGCCACCGTATTGGTCAGACAAAGCCCGTCATCGTGCGGACGTTCGGCCTTGTCAATTCTGTTGATGAGATTGTGGCTAAGACCCTAGCCAAGAAAGCCCAGATGATTTCTGAGGCGTTAGATTGAAAAGGGCCGAGGTGACTTCCAACTCCTCGGCCCTTCCCTTCACTTAAAGCAAATCGTCTAAGTCTGAGATGTCTGCGGACGGACGCTCCGTTGCAGTGAACTCATCCGAAGCGGACAACCGGCCATCCATACGGGGACCATCGCCAACCTTCTGAAGATTGCCTAGTGAAAAGGAAACACCGCTGTTTCCATTGACGCTGTACGCATAGGCGCGCAGCGAGGCGCGGACCTTGGCCCCTGGATAAATATCTTTGGGGTCGGTGATTGGAGCAGGCTTGCCGTTCTCACCAGCAAACTTGCTGACAACGCCTGGGGCTTGCTTGGATTTGACATTTATAAAGACCGACCCTTCTGGGTAGCCCTTCTCTTCACCATCGTTGCGGAAAGGCATACGGATTTTGCCGCCTTCCATTAGGCTCTTTGTCTTGTCTCCCCACTTCTCCTTAGCAACAGACGCCGCAACCGCTTTCAATTCCGACAGGTCAGTGCCGTCAGGGAATACAAGGCAGCAAGAGTACACTGGTTCAATTTGATTTGGCGGTATCTGTGGTTCAAAGACATGCGGATAAGAGATGATTGCTTCTGGCGTAATAACTTTACTCATTTTAACTCTCCTTACTTAGATGAAATACGGATTTCTGTGGCAAGAGTTTCCTTTGCCAAGTCCAGCATACGCTCAGTCCAACGAACGGTGGTTTCGGCGGTCTCTTCCGAATACATTTGAAGCCCGTCTTCATCGCACCAGATCACAATCGAAGCGCCGGTAGGCGATACGGTGTCTATATGGTGGAGAATTTCGCGGCCATGTAGGTGTGTCTTACTCTTTTTTGTCGTATAAATCGTAGGCATCGGTGTTTCCTTATTCAACGGTGAACTCGTCTGCTGCCAACAGGGCAACAGCCGGACGGTTATCTGTATCAGCGACCATAGATGTGCCGGATGATACAGCTATTACGAGCGATGTCGGCAGGTTCTTCTTGCCCACAATGCGCTCGATCTGCGGTGGCGACTTCAACTTCTTTTCGTAGATGTCGTCGTCATCGAGACCTTCTTCTGTGGCCCAAGCCACAACCTCTTCCTCAACACGCCAGCGGCGCGTCGGTCGTTTCTCAACCAGCTTGTAGCCGGGAAGTTCCGCGCCAGTATCCAACAGGTTATTAGCGTGTCGGCGCAGAGACTTGATCCACTCTTCAATCAGCGGAACCCTTTGCAAGAAGTCCGCTATCTCTTGAGGAGATAGGTCATTGATGTTTCGCACTGTGCCGAACTCGTCTTGTGCGATCTCAAGGGCGTTGTTGCGCAGGGCCGAACAGGTTCCTGCCGCTAGGCAAAATGTGCAGTGCGCGCCAGAGATGCGCGGTGCGTCCGGCTTCATGGCTGCGTGTGCTGCGTCAATCAGGTCTGTGCCAAAGTCCATGATCTCATCACGGGTGTAGCTGTACTCGCGCACCGGCCCATCGTGGTGCATGGCGCGTGGCTGGACAACAACTGTGATAACCTTATTGACCGGAGCCTTCTCGCCTATCTCAAGGATAGCGCCGAGCGCATAGTATTTAAGCTGCGCATTGTCCTCGACTTCAACGGCAATACCTTGGCCGTGCTTGTAGTCGATGACGTAAAGCGTCCCGCTCTCTTTGCCGTAGATGATGCAGTCCGCCGTGCCGAACATCGGCATGGGCGGGTCCAGCTTATCGAGGCTAAATCTTTTTTCGTATCTACAAATATTCGGTTCGGTCGCAGCCACATCTCGGATGTAGTCAATGTAAACCTGCACCGCACGGGCCATGTTGTCGTCAACCTTGTGGCCGTTATGCTCTTGGCCAATGAAGGCGAAGGCATCTTCATGTCCATTGACTAAGCAGAACTCACCCAGTTCATGCGCTGCCGTACCAAGTTCGGCGTAAGGTGAACTCTCGTTAGGGAACGGAGCCTCGGCTTCAAGTGAACCAGGGCAACTCATGCGGCGCTTTGCATTGGACGCGCCAAACTTTGCGTGTGCTGTCATTTCCGATACCTCTTTCCTTCTTTGCCTTCGGCGTTGATCGGGCATCCGTCTGCCCATGATGGGCAACGGGTCATGATATCAATCATCTCTTCGAGCGAACCAAAATCATCTGGCACTTCGCAAATGATTTCATCGTGTACGGACAGGATTACGTTGTAGCCTTTCAGTTCCAACGCCATCATGGCCGTGGCCATCAGGTCGCGGGCGGTTGCTTGCACCACATTCTCCGTCAGTAGACCGCCCCAGATAATCTGGGACACCCACTGACGGGTTACACTATTCAACGTATCGACTTGCGCTGTGTCACGCATTGCCCCCCAAGGCGTCTCTCGCTGAATGATGCGCGGATTGTGGTAAGTAAGCGACCGCCCGCTAGGTAAGGGAAGGCCGACCGACCCAACACGGCCAGCCCCCTTAACCATCTCTACAAATTCGTTCTCACTATTACGCCAGTATTGCGCAATCCTGTCGTTCTTCTCACGGTACACGGACACGATGCGCTTGGCTTCGTCCTCGTCTACATTGATACCCATCGTGGCGCACTGTTCGGCAAAGCGTTTGCCGCCCATGCCATAGCCGCAACCCAAGATTGCCATCTTCCCAACTTGGCGTTGATTATCGCTGATGTCTTCTGGCTTTACATTGTAGATTGCGGACGCCATCATTTTATATGGTTCAATAGAGATGTCTTCTTTTGGAACTCCCGCCGCAATTTCTTTATCGTATTTCACAAATGTTTCGATGAGATCAGTCTGCCCCGCTATCCACGCCAAGACGCGGGCTTCAATCGCGGAGTAGTCGGCGAACATAAGCCGGTGGCCATCCTCTGCAATCAGCATCGAGCGTAACAGGTCGGACGCTAGGACCGTTCCGGCCCCATATTCCGACACATCCTCGTCAGCCTTTAGCTTGGCGATGATCTCGTCTAACTCTGCTTGCTTCTTTTGTGGACGTGGAAAGTTCTGCGGCTGCACCAGCCGACCAGACCACCGGCCCGTTGCCGCGCCATGATACATAAGAAGGCCGCGCATACGGTTGTCGGCGTTGGCTGCGTTAACCATCGCCTCATACTTAGCGGTGCTAGACTTGGCTCCGTCTTGGCGTAGTCGCAGCACCTGCTTGATGATGGGGTGTAGCTTCTCCATGCCCAGCATCCGCGTCACGGTCTGCTTATCTACAGAGTTCACCTTTAACCCATAGCCACGAAGCCACGCGGTTAAGTCCATTGCGTTCGTTGCTGCTTTGACCTGGCCGTTGGTAAGGCGCTTGATCTCTGCGTCGATATTCTCTGACGCGGAGTTAGCAAGTTTGCTAACCCGTTCGATAAGGTCGAGGTCAACCTTAACGCCACGGTCGTTGATGCGTTGGTCAAGTTGATAGAGACGGCGTTCACTGTCGAGCATATCGTTCAGTGTCGCAGCTACCGACAGTTCTGTTTTAACATCTTGGATACAGTACGCTACTAGCGTATCTATTTTATCCTTCGTGTTCCACCAAGTGTAGCTGCCGTCGGCGTTCACCTTACGGGGCCGTGCCATCCGGAGCATAAGGGCCGCGCCAGCTTTGTCCTTCTGTTCTTCAACGCCAAGGACAGACGCCGCTTGGCCCAGTGCGCGGGGCAGTCCCATCGCGCTGGCTTGCGCCATCGTGCAGCGCCATTGTTTGATTTTGGTGGGGGGCCATTCGTAACGCTCGGTCATGATCTCGTTCCAGATCGTGCGTTCGAAGTTGGCGTTCCATGCCGAGAGCAATCCGCCGCCGATAATCCAACCGGCAAGCCGCTCATCAGTCGGGTCACTCGGCAACCATACCTGCACGTCGTCAGACCACGGAGCCTTGTAGGCCATGCACCAGATGTCGGTTGAGGGATCAGAGGCGTACTTGTAGACACCCGTCTTGCGGAGATCGACGGCGCTGCGCGTCTCGAAGTCTATGCTTACTACCATATTCTCTCCACTTTTTTGTCGGTGTCACGTTTGCTTTCCCTGTAGCTGCCACAAGTCGCATAGCGCCGTCAACAAAAAAAAGTTCTTGCATTCGATATTCGAACTGTGCCACCCAAGAGAGGCAACAGAAAAGCAGGGGAGATTATGGTTAAGAAAATCAGCGCGTGGAGTCCCGAAGAGGACGACCAACTCAAAGAACTTTATGAGAATATGATACCGCTTGTGCAGATTGCACGGGTGCTTGACCGTACTGTTGAATCAGTTGAAAGTCGGCGTAGGAAGACCGGACTAAGGCGGGAGTCTACTTCAGAGAAAGCCCCGCCGCCGGAAGATTTTGCGGAGATGCTAGAGACTATGAATGTAAGCCAACTTATGAAACATTACGAACGCGCAAGGTCTGTGATCTGCCGTTGGATGCTAGAACTTGAACTTACAAAGATAGTCACTGGCCGAAGGAAGAAAGTCATACCGCCTACCTTCGCAAAGGTAGCCCCGACTATGACTTGCGCCGAACTAATGCGTTTATATAATACCAATCGTGTAACGGTTCGGGGTTGGCTCCAAGAATTGGGCATCCACCCGATGTCGATTTGGGATCGTCGTGCATTAAAGGCTAACCCCATTCCGGCTAAGACCGAGGAAGACACCCCGGCTACTCGGCGTGAGTTAAGCGGTCGCACGAAATTGGTTGCGGCTGAAGCTGCAAAGTTTCTGCGCCGCTATCATCCGTCAGTCCATCGTGCAGATATAAAGATGTTTGAGCATTCATCCCACACTTGGGGTGACGTTAACAATGTACCCTTTCGCGGCATCAATCAGTATTATGTCGCAGGTAAAGGCATCATGTGGAGCGATGACCTCATCGCTTACGCTGAATCAAGAGGCTTTAAGATAAAGGAGTTAACCTAATGACACGTCCAACTAAAACTACTGAAGAGAAAACGCCTGTCGTCAACGAGAAGGAAGCTATCATTGCTTGGCTTCGTACTGGCAAGATGAATATGTTTGAGCGCAGCACACGTTGGCTGGCGGATCGGATTGAAGAAGGGGAGCATTTGAAATGAAACAGGTATTAGCAGCACAACTGGCCGAGTGGATCGACAACAACACACATGGCTATGCCAAACGTGATGGCAACAGAATAAATATCGAAGGCAGTATTGATGCCTACGAACTTGCGCTATATGTTCAGTCGCTTGGCGCGGGGAAAAGCACAGAGCAAATCCTTAACGACAACCGGACTTCATATACCGGACGGAGTTTTGCTAGGGGGGTCTAGTAATGAGTAAGATTAGATGGAAGGATGAAAAACAAACGGTAGAGTTTGTTCCAGTATTCATCATCGGTTTTGAAGAAGACTTTGAACGCGGCGTAGTAATAACAACAGCCGCGTACAAAATACTAGACGAAGCTGAACCAGACTTCGCACTTTACGCCATAGACGCAGCGGTAGATATATTGATGCAGAGGCGGGACGAAATTGAAAAGAGGGAATTGCACTGATGAAATTCAAGACACTGTATGAGATTGGCTTTACCGATCTCGTGTCCGTTATCCCACCGAACGCCGAGTTGTCAGCCATGTCCAAAATCCAAGCGGATCAGGCAGGCAAAGCGCCGGGTCGGTTGAATGCACAAGGCACATGGGGCGGCTACGGCTGGCAGGACTACACGCCGA